GTCACACCATACTTCATTTGGCAAACAATAAGACGTGTCCAAATCGCTATTACCATCGCATCGTCCCATATGAGTAGTATTAGCAGGACATTCGTCAGGTAATATACACGTGTTCATGTAAGGAATACTTCCTTTTTCTTTTCTCCATCCATACCCTGGAGCGATACATTCACCGTGTACAAAAAGATGGTCTAGACCACACTTGCTAGACGGCGTTGGACGAGGGGTTGGACGAGGGGTTGGACGAGGTGGAGGTGGCGGAGGTGGTGGATTGCCTAAACAAGTATTAATATTACAACAAGCATTACAATCACTATGGTCAGCCCAAAATTGAGTATGAGAATTGCATCCTTCCGCGCCATCGTAGCAGATATAGGGATTTATTTGAGGATTACATTTTGGGTTAATAGGATTAGATGCATATTGTTGACACGCACTAGGAGGACATTGTTTGTCGCAATTTCCTTGTTCACTTTGTAAGTTCATTTTTTTATTTCAACGAAATAAAAAAAACGCTCACTACAGGACTTGAACCTGTGACCTTACGATTAACAGTCGTACGCTCTAGCCAGCTGAGCTAAGCGAGCAAACGGGCAAGTGATGGAATCGAACCATCTTCTTTCCAATCTACAAGGAATGTGTTGCCTATACACCAACTCGCCATATCAGACTCCGCCGGGACTTGAACCCGGATTGCAGGATTCAAAGTCCTGGGTGATGACCAATTACACTACGGCGTCCTGCTTTGCGATGACGCGGAGCGGCTGTTTACTGTTAATTACCTTCCTTTTAAGTTCCTTGTTTTCCATTTTGAGGAGAGTGTAATTGCTGATCAATTTATCTGGAAACAGGTGTGCGGTGCTTGGTGATAACTCTTCGAGCGCACGTTTTACTTTGCTGAAACTAGACTGACTTAGTTCTTTCAGTCGTTCCAACTTGGCATTGGTCTCGCTCAACTTGTTCGCCAAATCCTGATTGGAGTAATACTGAGGATAAAGCGAGTTTTGCATTCCGGAATGTTGCACTATAAAAAAAGATTCTTGAAGAAGCGGGGGTGATATAGACCTTTGAATAATCTCGTTGGTGTTAGCTAGATTGTCAAATTGTTCCATTACCGAGTTGACTGTGTTGCTTGACACGCTTGCATCGTGATGACTCTCTGCGTTTGCTTCGCGATGAGTCTCTACGTTTGCTTCGTGATGACGCTCTGCGTTTCGGGTTTGCGGTGCACTGTCTATGCTTTTTTTTTCGTTCGACGACATCTCAGAGCACTGCTCCATGTATCTGTCGCAACGACGAATTTGCCGCCGACATTCTTTGATCATTGGAATGAACGCCTCGCAGTTTGACTGGCTGTAGATGTACAGCAAACGTTTCCACATGCTTTTAGCCTTTGTCCATTTCCCCAGTTTTGATGCCACTTCTGCCTTTGTCCACAGTTCTACTATACCCGAGTGATCCATTTATTATCGTTTTCAAATGTTTTCTCCATCTCTTTGTCCATTTTATATCCCTTTATTGCGGCCATTCTGGCATTTCTAGAGTAAGCTTGCAAGTACTCCAAGTACGAATCGTCGTCTTCATACACAGGGCTCAAGAAATCCATAGGCGGGGGCAAGCTAAATGATATGATCGGGGATGTTCCAGGGAGAGGTTGCGTGAAAGTAAGGGATCTGGAAAGTCTAGGAGTGGGAGGTGGGTTAGGACCTACATATGGAGTCAGTCTATCTTTGGTGATTTTGATGGGCGTAAATCGCCTAGTTTCAACATCTGGTTTATTGCAACAAAGTCCCATTATTTATGTTGTTCATATCTTTTTTATAAACAAAGAATGTCTGTTCAAAAAATATGCGTGGAAAAGAACTATCCTGAACTTCACAAAAACCCCAGTGAAAAAGAGAAAGATTTTGCCGCCTTTTTACGTTCTCGCGTTTGGCCGCTCGGCACCAGTCAAAATGTGGCTTTTATGAATACCCCTGAAGAAGGTGGAGTGATTTTAGTACCTGCCCCCGCCAATGCTCGCAAAAGTCCTTTGCAGATCAAGTATGAAGGGTTGCAACGTGAAGGAAAACTGGACATAAAAAAGGCAATCCAGGAAATTGTTGAAACAGAGTATAATCCTATACTAGACAGATTTAAGTTTGTTTTTGTAGACGACGTAAACAAAGCCAACATTCGAATCAAGTTTGACAAAGCGCAAGGGTCTTACTCTGTGATAGGTAGAGAAGCGGCAAAGGTGCCTAAGAATCAGCCGACTATGAACTTCGCGTGGTTCGACGTTGGAACTGTCTTGCACGAGTTTGGTCACGCTCTGGGTTTGATCCATGAGCACCAAAACCCTAAAGGAAACGACATCAAGTGGAACGTTTCGGCTCTCAATTCCTATATGAAAACGACCCAGGGGTGGGATTCTCAACAAGTAAACGATCAAGTCATCCAAAAGTACAAACGAAATCAAATAAATGGCAGCAACTTTGACCCAGATTCGATTATGCTCTACTTTTACCCTGCTGATCTTACCGAAAACAACGTGGGCACGACTCAAAACAGGGTACTCTCTGAAACCGACAAGAAAACGATCGCCGATGCCTATTCCGCGGATAGCACGGTGGACACGGGATCATTTAGAGTCAGCTGGATTAAAGAGCATTTAGTTCTTTTGATAACTTCGACAATTCTGGCTGTTATCCTGGTGACTATTGCGTGGATGAAGGCAAAGTCTGCTTCTTAAAAATGATCAGTTAAAGAATGTTAACTCGACTATTAAATGTCTGAAGGCACTCTTAAAAAGTCTAAATCAAAGTATCTTTTTGTTCTCAAGAACATAGACGTGATGAAGATTATGTCCAAATACGGTATTCACGTTTCAAGCAACATCCCTTCCATCTCTCATATACACCCCATCAACACCACAGACCTCACATCTCTAAGAGAAAGCACTTTTCTCAAGCATAAAGAGCCTGAAAAAATTACCTTCTTGGACGAAGCAAAGCGTCTCAGGTCGTGTACGTTGTCCAAGATAGACTTTGAAAAAGGAAAGCGATGGTGCTGGTGGTGCAAATACCCGTTCGATACGCCTCCGTGGGGGTGTCCCATAAAACTTAAAAGCGCCATTAAAACAGTAGATTACGTATCATCTATCTCTAAAACCAAGTATAATATTGTAGAGAAAAGAGAAACAGATAACGAAAACGCCTGTGTTTACATCACAGATGGAATGTTTTGCAGCGTAAATTGTTGTTCGGCTTGGATAGAAGACAACAAGAAAAAAACAGAATACTCGCAGTCCGCATTCTTGCTTTTAAAAATGTACAGGCAGATCAATAACAAAAGACTGATTGAGTCTCCTGTTGTACCGACAGCCGCCCCTGATTGGAGACTGCTGGAAAGGTTCGGAGGATATCTCAGCATTCACCAATTCCGAGAGGATTTTGACAAGATCGAATACTTGCCAGCGGGCACTACGGTAGATTCAAACTCTGTCGTCCAGGTCAAGTTCAACCCAGTAGCACACTGTTTCGAAGAAAAACTTAAATTTTAATTTTATACTTATGTTGAGTATAAAATGACTAGCGACTGCTTTGCGATGCCGCGGAGCAGCTGCGATCTGCTATCCTGGTAGATCTTCGTAAAGGTGGATAAACTGGAGAGTGATTAATCTTAGACATCGCTCGACTCAAGTGAGACCTAAACTTTTCGGTTGATCGGCATCCAAAGTACTCCCTTCCAAATTCGTTCAAATGAATTACCCCGTTGGCTTTCTTCAGATATTTTAAGATGTGTTGTTCAGATTTGATTGCCTTTTCAGGGACGAAACTTAGCGACAGCAGCTCTTTGCATTTTGACGGCCCGGGAAACTCTGAAAGCCTATCCAGTTTCTTTCGAGAACTTTGACCGACTTTGAATACGTGAAGCAAAGTACCATTGCGGTTTGCAAGACCATGGCATTTGAATGCATACACGAACCCTGAACAGGATTTGTTCAGCTTTCTGAACCGATTGAATAGCGTTAATATGTTTTGCATTGTTATGTTAATATATTACTTTCTTCTTTTTAGAATCGTTTTTACGATGATGATAAGCGCTATTATAGCGACCACAACGGGTATAAATGGCAAGTATCTATCAGAGCATTTTACGTGTCGGTAAAGCCACAGCATCATTCTGGAAGATGGCAAAGTGCCGGCTACAAATGTAGACCAGGAGTATGGGAGTTCGCACGGCTGAAATGGAGGAGCATACAATTCTGGCATTTCTTTCAACGCAGCTCGAGTGAATCCGTTTGAACTATCGATTGTTTGAAGAGGGTCGGCAATTCCTGAGTCAGGATCGTCTATTCTTTTGCGAAGTTGTATCAGCGACGATGGCACGTTTGGTTTGTTTCTGATTCCAGCCAGAGGTACAAAAAAGTCTGGGACTATGCCCACGCACTCCGTAGCCAGAGACTTGTTAGAGTTCATCCCGTATAAAAAGTAGGGAAGCTGCTTCCAAGAGTTTTTTACAATCCAGTACGGATCGTTGTCTTTGTCTACCCCCCAACCAACTAAGCACACCGAATGGTGTCCAATTACATTTTCTGTATCTTTTCGTTTGTAAACTACAGTGCTTGAGGACGCATCGGATCTGGTCCAATCCAAAAACTGCTGTGTGATTTCCATGCTAGTGCACACTGTCCCCCAGCGGTATATGTCATACTTGACATCTTCTATTCCAGAAAACGTGTAAAATGCGAGAGCTCTCCAGTGCCGGGCATGCCGTGTGTTCGTAACCCCCCTTTCGTCGATGTGCTGATCGGGCTGCGTGATCTGTTTCGAAGTTGCGGTGGGGTCATCGTTATCGCACTGATCTCCGTAGGGACCGACAACACTTTTGCAAGATACGCTTTCTTTGACGTTTTTGTACAGAGCCGGGTATTTGTAACGCCCGTCCTCGAATATAAGAGGCGACTTAGAGTCGTCAGTGGAGTTCCTATTCTTTTCCGCTTCTCTTGGCCAGTTTACAATCAAGTCTCTATCAGCGGGAAGACATTGGTTTTCAAATGTGCCGAAGAGAAACAGAAAGTTGCACGCTTCCAACAGCGTGGAACCCTGCGAACATCCGGCAATGGTTTCGTCTGGGCAATCGTAAATAAAAGGATCTATAAATGGAGATTCAAACTCTCCATCTTTGTCCTTGTCGCAGACTGAGCTTGCGCACAAAACCAATCTTGTTGGAGAGAGAGTCAGGTGAACAGCGCCCATACTTTGAATGTTGAACCGATCTCCCAGTGCGGATGCAGAGGCAAACGCCCAGCACGCATTGCACTGACCCTGATCCAGAGGTTTTGAAATGAGGTGTTTCCACACATTCCTCCCGTCGAACGCAGCGGGTAGTTTTATACGAGCGCGTTCTTCGGCTGACTCTTTTTTCAAGAACTTTGTCCACTCATTTTTTCTTTGCTTTTTAGTGTTAAAAGCCATTTATTACAAACGCCAAAATCATTTAAAACACGAAGCATCCTATGAAAAACAATGCCCAAAACAAGCAGTATAACCGTTGTAAAAATACCACTAGATTCGTCGCTGAAGATAGACAAGCCGGCTATCTTCCCGCCGATGCCAAACATGTTTTTGGAGCTCTTCGAGAATAAAAGCAAGCTTAGGCGTGACTACGTGAACAAAGGTTACAAAGAAAATGAGCTAGCGCCCACTTCCAAAACCTCAACGTCTAAAAAGTCCAAAAAGCCAAAAGAAGCCCCCAGCCCTGCGCAGGAAAAGGATGAATCGGCGGTTGTCGAATCCAATGTTATAGAACCGCCCCCTTCCAAACCGGAAAAGAAAACAAACATAACCAAAGCATCTTCCAAACCAGAGATAGGAAGATTTATGAATTCTCCTAGCATAAATGACGAGCTGACGCGAATGATTCAGCACACCGAAGAGGGATACGCTGTTGAAGATGCGTATCAGCAGAGAGACGATTCGTCGGACGAAGATATGGTGGACATTAATATGCTGAGAAGAAGACTAGACCAAATGGTCAATGACGAAGACGAAGACGACGATTTATCCAGCATAGCAGATACTATCGATGATAAAGCCGACCGCGAACTAAACAAACCTCATCCTCCGAGACCCAAAGACGACGAGTCAATTGCATCAAGCGATGATGAAAGCGTGGGCGGTATGAGCTTGAGCAATGCAAGTGAAGTGAGCGAGTTAAGTTTCGACAGCAAGTACACGACACCTCGAGACAAACGCGGGTACGTGGACAGAGAGAGAGACATGAGACCTGTAAACCGTGGTCCCGTGCCGTCGACTTACAATCGATTGAAAGAGGAAGAAGAGAAAAGAGAGATTCTTTTCAAGTTTGACATGCTCAAGAAAAGTTATCCCACTGCAAACATAAGACAAGACTTTACTATAAAAAGCGACCTTCACGAGATAAAAACGGCGTATGAGATGAGCGTCAGAAGGTTAAGCATGGACTCCAAGGTGGAAAAATACAAGTCGTATTTGATGGGCGCGTTTATGGCCACGGAGTATGTGTTCGGGCACTTTCTGGGGTTTGATATGCAAGGCTACACGCAGCAACAGATATTGCAAATGAGTTCCTACGAGAAATTGCTGATCGAGATTGGGGAGAAATCGTACGTTCCTGACAGCGTTTCCAAATTCCCAGTGGAAGTACGTTTGTTGTTTTTGGTTATTATGAATGCCGCGATCTTTATAGGATCAAAAATGCTGATGGCCAAAACGGGCGCAAACCTGTTGAATATGATCAACTCTATGAACAACTTTAACAAAACTCCTACTGCTCCCCCAATGCCGCCGATGAACGCAAACCAGCCGCCTCCTAGATTTATGAAAAGGAAAATGCGGGGACCGAACATAAATGTTAACGATCTATAAAATTAAATTTCCCATTAATTAAATGAGAAAACTTAAACTCCGGAATAAAAATTGGGGTAAACTGGTAATAGGTTGCGTTGGGATAACTGTCCTCGCTGTAATGATCTACCATTTTTTAGGGGTTCACCGGCGTAATATAAGAACACTTACAGGAAAAAACCCAGGGGATACTGAGAAACAGCTTCAGTTCTTCGTAGAAGATTCAGCTTTCAGAAAAAGTCCGCTGATCTATCTCAAAGCTGTCTATCCCACTTCTGATTTTTCCAAAAAATCCAAAACAGACTTGATCAAGTTGTATAACAGTCTTCATATGTGGTACAATTGTGCGGCAAGGTGGGGCACTCCTACAAATAAGTTTGGGAAAGGAGAAGATGACCAGGGAAGCGTTTGTTGGAATAAACTTCCAGGCTGCGGTACGACTTGGCCAGAACCTCCCTTTGTACCCATCGGGTGGATTTATGACTGGAACAACTATATCGCGGTAGGTGGAAACAACCAACGTTCAGCGGAATCGCTTCAAGTCGGTGATCAGATCAGATGGTCGGATGGTTCTCTGAACGTAAAAGATGTTTCAGCAAGCGTCCCGTCGAGAACTTACTGGTTTTGGCACAACGGTCCCGGCCCCATTTGGATGTACCAGAGAGCTATATTCAGATATCTGTACAACCCCAACTATGGTCCGGATTTATACCTAAACATACCGCCGTGGGAACCAGAATCGGTTCTTCCAAAACACAAAGTAAAAGGTCCCTGGGCGCAGCCTGCCGTCGACCCAACGCCTGGCACAAATGCCATCACAGACAATTGGTCGTCTAATATGGACAAATCTTTGCTCTTTCAACAGCCGAGAGAATGGTGGCTAGGCGTTCCGTCAAACGGATGGTTGGAGGTGACTTGCGCAAGCGAACCGGGTCTGGCTCCCAGTCCTCCAATATGCTGGTTTGATGCATGGAGAGGTTCGGGCACGTGGGTAAACGTCGGGAAAACTGTGGTAGGAAGAAACAAAGTAGATGTACTGTTTAGACTGTTATATGAAACGGCCGAAACGGATCAAGGCAAGTTTTGGTTAAATCAACAGTACAATGTGTCTACTAATGTCGACTTCACGACTATGAGCAGCTCTCAAGTAGCATACGAAGTGTGCAAAAATCTTTTGAGCAATATTGGACAGAGCGACGTTTGTAAAATACGAGGAGCTACAGTGTACAACGCCAGAAGAAATGCGTTGCCGGACGATCTGAGCGCTTGGAAATCTACACCCAAAAAGATTCAATTTAACTTTTGCGTTTCAAATACTTACAATAATATGTCAGTGTCGGGAAACAACTCCGTGCAAAAAAATGCTTTTGCCATGACGAGTAATGTTCTCAACTGGGAGGCCTGGTGCAAACGTTACCCAGGAAACTCATTTGACCTACCGGATGAATGCATAGACAAGATCAAACAGGGAACGCTGTTTACGGCGGACAGGCAGGCATCTCTGATGGTGTTCGACGAGCCTCTTTTCGCTATTGCAAAGTATTTAGGCTACGACAGTATACAAATGCCGCAATCTTCAAACGGAAACGGTCGCTACCAATATGAGTACTGCGAACTGAGAGGATACCCAAAAGAGGTGGAACGGCAGATTAGACAAAGAGATTATTCTAGTTTTATGGCCGTATACGGAAATACCCCTTATGACATCGATTACAGGGTCGATTTCTTGATTCCGTATTTTAAACGGCTGTCTGAGATAGGTATATTTCAACACAGAGATATACTAGACCCTAATAACGGCCCATCAAAGGTTATGGTATTCGATAAATTGTGGAGCGATTCGGCAAGAGTAAATGTCGCGTACCAAGCAGACAATCCGGATGTTGGTGTGCTGGAATCTAAAGACGTGCAGTGGGCGCCTGCCACTCTCGACAACATAGACATTCTATCTAGAAAACTAGGACGACCTGTGCTAAAAACCGCCGATGTTCCTAAGATATCCTATTTGTGGGAGTATAACATAACCGCCAAAAACCACATTTCCAGTATGTTTACAAAACTAAGCGTTCTGGCATTCATCAAAAACGGCAAGTTTGAAATCCCCAGCAAAAGCCCTTGCGACATCCCAGATTCTCAGAAAGTAGACTGTATAGGCGAAAAGGGAGCGGACGAGAAAACCTGCAAAAGCAACCCTCGATGCTGCTACAAAAAGTCGTCGACTCCCGGGGTGCCCTCGTGCTACCACAACAAAAACTCTGTTTTTGGTCAGGCAAACTTTTGCATCGGCGGAGTAGGCGAGCAGATATCACCGGGCATATTCAAGCGTATAAGAAGTGCATCGGACGCACCTTTTGCGTAGCCGCTCCGCGGCCTCGCAAAGCAGACATTTGCCAGTTACATTGTAAATGGCAAAATAATTCAAAGTTTTAATAAATGACAACTACAACTATAAGAGTACCAAACAATCTTCTCGACGACCAAGGAAAACTTACACCTAAAGCTATTTGCGCAATGTATTTAGGTAATGATCAAAAAATTCCAAGCAAGAATAATGAGGATCTGTCAAACGATGAGTTTAACAGCATTTGTGCTAAGGCTGTGAATTCAAAATCAAAAAGCCCCTTTCAGTGTCAGAGCGGCACAGATTGGGGTTCGTTTGGCAGTGCCAAGACTGCAGTTGCTTGCGCTAACACTAACACAACCAGTAACCCAACATGTAATCTGCAAATAAACACAACCAAACACAAAAACTTTCCGTGGCAGGTAGATCCAAGCGGCATGTGTGTGCCAATATCTGGAAAAAAAGGGAAGTTTACTGGAGGATATTCTTACGACAATATGCCCGGTTTTCAACAACACGATACTGATTATTGCAATAATGGAAATGCCTTCAGTGACGCAAAAGTAGTTTTAACAGGTTTAGTTAATCAGGATCCGCATTCAAAGTACGTAGACTGCAACTACACTTTGAAAGACGAAGACATTAAAAAAATGTCAAGCGAAGACATGGCAGTATATTCGAAAATATACGATGACTGTTGCAAAGTGGATCCAGAAAAGCAGAAGTGCGTGCAGCTGTCCAACGATGAGAGATCAGACGACTACTACATAAAAAATGTAGACGAAAAGAAAGGTTCTTGGCAGAGTGGGAACAGACAGCTGCTTTCTACCTGGTGCTGGACGAGAGATGGAACTACTTCTAGTATGTTGGGTCCAAACTACCCGCGGGTTTTAACCCACCCAAATGTATGCAAACCATTAACACGGAACAATGAATTGTTTAAACAAGAAGTTGCAGCCTGGTGCAATAATTGCAATGATGTTTGCCCTGAATGTGACTGTTTTAATGATTTGATCAACCCGGATATAAGATCCGCCATTGGCACACTAGAGAATAACTTTCACAACGATGCGGGCGATCCTGGGGATAGCAGTTGCTACTGGAACCGGTGTTCTGACGCCAGCAAAAATTTGCAACCGGATCAAAAGAAAAAATGTTCGACCAAAGTGCCAAAGTGTGAACAAATTGTGAACCTTGTTGGAGGCAAAGTGCCAAACATAAAACAGAATATAAATTGCGATTCGAGTCCCAGCCCGGATCCAAACAAGCCCAAGCCTAAACCCAATCCGTTAACCAATGTTTGGGATAAGATCAAAAACTTTCTCAAACGGGTAAATCCAAAGGTGTTTATCGCCCCCGCTGCAATTTTGGTGATTGCCATCGTCGTTGGAATATTTGGAAAAAGAAAGGGTAGAAACAAGTCTGTTTCGCGATGATTTACCCAGAATATGTCCACTGTTTCCCGCACTTGGCGCACTGAGCAAATGTGGTGCTTGACTCGTCACAGCCCCGAGTCTGTTTCTGGTAAGAAAACACGCGTTTTGACTTGCACCTGTTGCACTCGATTACGCCCTCTTCAACTTCCAGAGGCGACTTTATGTAGTCTCTCATTTCGTTTACATCCATCACGTCATTCTGAAGATCGGAGTGCAGCCAACCAACTTTTCCCTCTTTTATTCTCAGCTCGCGTAATTGAACGTCCTCGTCCAATAGAAACTGGCTCATTGCGAAAGCGTACTCTCTCGATCTGTCCACGTTGCTTCTTTTCATTATAGAGTCGTACAGGTACTGCTCTAGTTCGCTCGAAATGAGGTGAGCGCACTTGTCGCGCAAACTCTGTTTTATTTTGTACTTTTCAAAACCGTAAAAGTTCATTTACTTTGAAAATAAATATAGAAAGAAATCATTTCCGTTATCGAAAATGATTTGATTGGCGATGAATGTATAACATCAAAATGGACAAATACAGTCAATTGTCAAGCCCAAGTTTCGATTGGAAAGAAAATGCTAGAAGCAGACTTCAATTGTCGAAAAAAGCCTTGACTGAACACTCCAAAGTAATGACTAAACTAGCCAGTGGAAACGCGTTCATAGAACCCATTTTTAGGGGATGCAATGTCTTTATCCAGTTGTCGGAGATGGTAAGACGAGGAGTAATGCCCATATTGGACTCGGTCAACGCGCACTTTCCTGAACGACACTTTTTTGCAACATGCATCGAAGAAGATTTAAAATCGGCAAGAATCTCTATTCGCCGACTGTACAAGCACGGATCTCACAATTACCTTTTTCCAGATGAACTTGAGTACGTCAAGTATCTCATCCACAATGAGTCGTGCTGCTGTGGTGAATGTTTGACCTCATTCACGGTTGACATAGATTCGTCTTGCGTGCGCTTTTGCAGATTCAATCCTCCCGTTCCTTTGCCAGAAGAGTATCAGCTGAGAATAAACAGATTCCAAGAAGGTCAGCAGCAACGTGTCGCAGAAACGGAAGCAGAAACGGAACCGGAACCGGAACCAGAGACCTCAGACAGTGCATTTTTGCAATTGGCGTCTATGGCAACTGAAGAACGCCGTAGCCGCTCCGCGGCATCGCAAAGCAGCGCGCAAAGACGACCAGAAGTTGAACCGCCGACTGATTCACAAGAGCGTGGTCCACACATACTGGTGAACAATTACGGAGGTATTCGAGTCAGAGCAACACAGCAGTATATGCCGTTCAGACCGGGAATATACTTACCTATGGATTCTAATAACATAAGCGGTGAACTGATTGTTGACATTCCAGCTAACACACCTTACCAGCAATTTTTAAGCGCGGAAAACGTCCGGTTGGGTAGAGTCAGCGTGGCTTTTAATCTCGGATATCTGAACTCGATAATGGAAGAGGTTATGGCTTTGGATTTCGACTATGAGGTGGACGAAAACGAAGTTGAGGTTGATTTCGACGACTTTCAGGACGTGGCCGTGACTATGGACATAGAAGCGTACAATAATGCCGTCGACATTGTGAAACCGGAAAATGAGGAAAAATGCCCCATATGCATCGAAAACCTACACACAACAGACGATTTGAATCTGCGCAGTCTTTGTGTAAGGGTAAAGTGTTGTGGAAATGTGTTTCACGATGCTTGCTTGAGACACTTGCTGTGCGACGTGGGTCCGTGTAAGTGTCCGATGTGCAGGGTCGATATGCGTTCTTTTTCAGAACAAAGTTAGAAAGAAAGAATTGTGTAGAATAAAATATGAATAAAAAAGTTACATTAGCCATTGCAGGAATTGTGACCGCCACCGTTATTTTAATGTGCGTTTTACTTTCGTCCAAACGCAAAGAGAATTTTACCTCTGAAATAGTTCATTCGCCAAACTCCAAAGAAGAACTGCGAAAGCGCAGTATAGTAGACGATAAACTGAAAAGAGTCGCTACAAGCATAAAAGGAACTCGCAAAACGCCCATCTACATAATCGACGACTTTCTATCCGGAAAAGAATGCGACGCGGTCATAGACTCTGCCACCAACTTGTTTGATTCGGAGCTGACTTCGCCTAGCTCTGACAAGTATTTCAGAACGAGCAAAACGGCCGACTTTACGGGAGTGGGTATACAGCCTGAGATAGACAGAAAGGTATACGACCTTGTGGGACGGTCGGCGAACACGGCCGAGACGACACAGATACAACATTACAAACTGAAAAATGAATTCAAGGATCACGTAGACGCGTTCGACAGAGAAACAGACCACCAATTTTGGAAAAATGGACAGCGTACGTGGACGGTTATGATTTATTTAAACGATGTCCCAAAGGGAGGAACAACCGAATTCAAAAAGTTGAAGGAAGAGTGCGTGCCCAAGAAAGGAAGAGCTGTTGTTTGGTCGAGTCTTAACGAAGACGGATCGATAGACCACGATACGCTTCACTGCGGAACGCCAGTTCTCGAAGGAGAAAAGTGGATCACCACCACATGGTTTCTAGACACAGAGCATTAGTTTTTATACTCGACTGAGTATAAAATCTCTCCGCTCAGCTGTTAAAAATCCGTTTAATTGTGGCTGCGATGCTTACAATGCGCCAGGCGGAGTTCCCGGCGTTTAATCGGCGTCTCCGAAATCGGGTATCTCTCCGCGTATATAATAGTAAAGAGATTGCGTAGTATGCTCCAACTCTACTGGAGTGATAATTTTAAATTTGTCCTCGACATACATTTTTTTGTAAAACCACTTTTTCACCTCTTCAACACTCTTTGGTAAATTTCCTAACGAATCTACAAAAAAAAGTCGACGCAGTTCGAAGTAGTCTTTGTTCGCAGACTTTGTTCGCAGACTGTATTCTTTTCGCGTATCGCGCCATTCCTGTAACTCATTTAACCGGATTCTGTACGCGTGTCGCGATTCCATAGGATCGCGTGCCTTCATTAACCGAGTTAATCGATCAATCTCAGTTTTTTTGTTTTCTAGTTCTTCGTCCTTGTCTGCGCAGACCTTGCTCAAATCTTCAAGTTCAAGTGTAAGATCGTCTATGATCGTATTTCTTCCAAGCAACTCTTCTTTCAACTCGTCTACGGTGACCTGAAGTTCTCCGAGCTCTTCCATGGATTCATCGTAGTCTTTGTATCGGTTTGCCATTTTGTTTTGATAACAATTGTTTATCAAAATCATTTTCAAAGTACGTTGCTTCTCCTTGTTTCGATCAAGGGACCTCTGGGTTATGAGCCCAGCGCGCTTCCGCTGCGCCAAGAAGCAGTTTTAGTTTTATTTACTGTTTATTTTATTATTTATTTCTGTTACATTCTCATCGCCGACGGAGGGTACATTCCATTGTTGGAGTGCTCTCGTCGGTTCTTTGACTGCATCCCATCGGCTGGATGGGGCGGTTCCTGTTCCATCTGCATTTTTTCAGCATCTCCGTTTGCGCCATTCTTCGCGTTGGTCATCATCATTCGAACGTTTCGCTGCACCTGCTCGAAATCGGCTCCTACCATTCTGTGCACCTTTTTGCCTCTGAACCAAAAGTCGAATGCGGGGATGCTTTGCACATTCGCGGAAAGCTTGTTTGGATTGGTTTTGTCGTACTCTTCTGCGAACAGCATAATCTTACCTGGTTTGTTTACTAACTTTGCCAGAGCGTTGTATTTCGGTGCTATCTCAACGCACGGTTTACACCAGGGGGCTGAAATCTTGAACACGCAGATTTCGTTCGACCAGATCATCTTGTTCTTTTGCTCGCGCGTGGTCACTTCTGGAGCGGATGACCCGTCGTAAACGGCAGCTGCAGAAGTCGTATTTCCGCCCCGAGACCCTCGAGAATTCACCGCTCTGGCCTGTGCTTCTTGCTGGGCGTAGGCGCTGCTGCGTGCCAATTGTTTCTTCTGTAAATCCAGTTGTTTCTGTTGCTGCTCCAGCAAATGTTGCTGCTCCAAAATCTTTTGC